TTTCTTCAACCTCTTTCAAATCAAAATCACCATCTGTTCCGATAATGTTTTTCCAATATTCAGAGTATTCTTTTTTGTACTTCTCAATTGAAGCCTTTTCTTCCGATGTTTCTTTACCTGCTAAAAATCCGTGAGGTGTTACAATAATTTTCCCATCTTCATAACCCAATCCATTGATGTGGTTCTTCATAACAGAAATTTTAGTTCTAACTGCGAATTTAATAGTTCTCTTATCTTTAGTTGCGGTAATCTTTGTAGTTCCCGCCCCTTTCTCATTCCCAAAACGGAAAACTAATGAAGAGTTTAACCAAATCGCCTCACCACCTTTAGCCTTGATTTTAGGTTGTCCAAATGGATTATCCGGAAGTTCAACCCAAGGTTGGTTAACAATAACCAAAGTGTTTTCATATTTAGAATCCGCCTTACGACTTCCCGAAATTCTTTGATTGATACCCATACCAATTTTATCGGCTAAAGCCGCCGCGTTGTGTTGTTTTCCACCCTTACCCTCGTAAGTCATTTTACAAGGAACTGAACCAACCGAATCCCATAAGAATAGTAAACTATAATCTAATTCACCTTTCTCTTGAGCATCTAATAAAGAATTAATGTAATCAGTAATTTGTTCAATGTAATCAAAATTATTATTGAAGATGTAAAATCCATCCCATTCTAATTCACCTGTTTCCTCGTCAACCATTTCTTCACAATCAAAACCCATAAGTTTTGCGTGTTCAAACGACCACTTCTGTTCGGTAATGATGAATACCGGTAATATTTGTTTTTTCTGAGCATCAACAGCACATTTTACCAAAGCCGTTGTTTTACCTGTATCTGAGTGACCCAAGAACATATTTAAGTGTCCTATAGCCGGCCCGGGAATACCAACAGCATCCAAAAAGTCAGGACCTAAATCAAAGAACCTTTGTGGTTTGTATTTTGCAGATGTCGAGAATTTGTCCTTAATGGACTTAAAATCGTGTTTTTTAATCGCCATATGTCTAATTAATTTAATTTTTTAGTTTGTTTAGACAAGTTGGACACCAAGATAGTCCTAGTGTCCAAGTTATATGTCCAAGTTTTGTTTGATTAGAACGGCATATCAGAGTCTTCTTCATCATCCGCTTGTGGGTCAACCGGAGCAGACGGTTTAGAACCACCAAAAGACGTTTCATCTTCATCAGAGTTACCATAATCATAACCACCTTTATCTGAGTTCCATTTTGGAGTTTCCCCTCTTGCAATAGCTTCTAAATATTCAACAGGTTTTTTAGAATAAACATCTTCCCAAGTTAACTCATCGTTAATCCAAGATTCCGCAATTCCTTTATCTTCGTGAACCGGAGTTGCATCATCATACATAACTGTCTGAATTACTGTGTAGTAAGCACCTTTTGGAGTTTTCGCTTTAGTTAATTCTAAGATAATATCCCTACCTTTTTCAGGGTCTGCAATATCACCTTTGTTTCTGTAGATTGGAATAATTTTGTCGTATATTCCCTCATTTTTGTAGTTAGACTTAAATCTCCAAAATTTAACACCGTCTTCTTCATTATCTCTATCGATAACTTTAACAATGTAAAATTTACGTGATAAGTAATTTGATGCTAATTTTTTATCAGCCTCTTTACCTGTTGAACGTAATTCTTCGTAAACCTCTGTTAAAGGTGAACGTTCACTGTCGTTTTTTCCCGGGTCATAAAATTTTTGGAATTTTCCATCTACTTGAATCTCGTGGTACCAAACTTCTTTAAATGGTGAAGAACCATCTTTTGTTGGTAAGATTCTTAATCGTTTTTGTCCTTGAGTTTCCTTATCAGTAAGGATTGCCGCAAAGTATTTTTTCATTCTTTCTTCTTGTGTGAATTTTGAGGTAGAAGAAGTACTACCTTGTTTTGCTTTCTCGTATTGAGCCAAAACTGCGTCTAATGAATTTGTCGCCATAGTGTTTAAAATATTTAAAGGTTTATAAAAGTATAAGTGTCAGCCGTGTGTTTGTCAAATTGTTTTGTAAAAAAAAAGACGGTCCTAAGACCGTCATATCTATCTTAGTTGTTGAAATGATGATGGTTGTGTTTCGTCACCAAAATTTCTAAATGTTTTTTGTATTTCATTAGGAGAGTAATCTTCAACATCATTCTGAGTTAAAATATATTCATTTTTTCCTGATTTTTCCATATCCTCTTCTTTATCATCAAAGAATTGACTTAATTTTTGATTGAATGGTCCTGAATCTAATGTTCTTAATTCTAATTTTTCTTGAGGAGTTTTTTCTCTGTATTTTTCAATTTTTGATTCTAAATCATTTAATTTAGACATAATACCATCCATCTCACCAAGTTTACTTTCTAAACCATCTAAGTGCTTGAATAAGTTTTCAAAATATTCTTCTTGTTTCTCCTCAACTTTTTTCTGAGAATTTACCAAATCCGTAATATCCATTTCTTCAGTACCACCAACTTTACCTTCGTCACCTAATTTTTCAACATCAGGGTCATTTGCCAAATCCACAGGTTGTGGACCTGCAGGTGCTGCCGGAGCAGGTGCTGCAACATTTGGGTCAACCGGTGCCGGAGCCGGAGCTCCACCCTCTGGTGGTAAGGCGTTTGGGTCTTCACCCGGAGGTGGAGGTAATGTAGCGTCTTGTTCTACAATATAATTGTTAATTGAATTATATCTAGCAATTTCTTCTAAAATTCTATTATCTATTTTTCTCATCTTATCCGTTTAATAATTGTTTTACACCTGTTGTGGTTTCAACTTGTATTTTTCTATTTTGGCTCATTGTATTGTCAACTCTTTCGATTAGACCATCTTTCATTCTAATTGTATAACAATCTCCTGAATCCAAATCACAAACTTGTTTTGAACCGTTACCCATATCTTTCTCAGTAGTACGGGTTTTTTTACCTAAGTAATTCTCTAATAATGATTTTGTATCCATAATCTTTTTTATATATAAATATCTGTTAGTTAAGAAAAAATTAAAGTTTAAAGTTATATGAGAATGTTTTTACAGCTTGTTGTCTTGTAGAGTCACGTTCACCTCCCGGTGTTATCGGATTAGCAATTAACTCTAATGTTAATTTATATTCTCCTTTATAATCTTTCTTGTCACAGTCAAAATCTCTCAATAATGATTCAGTATCAACAAAATATTCTTGACCATTTGTTGATATATCACCAGCATTTAAGTCTTGATTAGTTCCAGTACCTCCCGCACAAGACGCTGTTATAGTATAATCCCATCTTGCAACAAATATTTGCCAAGCACCTTGAGCAGGGTCTATAGTCACTTTTAATGATTCAATAATTGGTGAATTTGAAATTGTATATTTATATTTTGAAATAAATGGTGTTGGTGCCGGAACATCTGCGGCTGGTTGTGTTCCCGAAACATTACCTGTTACAGGATTAAAAATATTAATAGCCTCTTGAACTCTACTTTCAATATTTGATATATCAGTAGGATTCATTGTGGTATATTCATCTTCATTTTTAGGAATACCATTATCCGAATATAATATTAAAAATTTAGCAATATCTTTAGCATCAATACTTTTAATCATACTAGCTCTATTTTGATATCTTTCCATTAAAAAATTAATATGGTCTCCCACACTATTAAAGAAGGCGTACGCTGTCTGAACTTTACCATCAGTAGAATTACTTGAGTCACAGTAATATTTAGTCATAAAATATTTATCCCCCGTAGCCCCCCAATACGGATTTAAATTAACACCACTATAATTATGTGCCACTGTTTTTAACTGAGACCCATTTGCCGAACTCAAGTACATTTTAGCAAAAACTGCATATCTAATTCTATTATCAGTATTTGTAGTTATTAACGAAATAACATCATTATAATTAACGGTAGTTGCCGAAGGTTTGTCAAGAGTATATTTATCATAATTACTAATTGGTTTACACGTTTGAGTATTATCACTTTTGGTACCACCTTTCTTTGTTAATTCTTTAACCTTTTCCTCTTTCTGTTTTTTAATGTTTGAATTACTAGTAGTTCCCGTTGACGACGCTTTTACCTTATCAGCCTTTTCTTGTGAGAGTTTATCAGTAATTGTCTTTAACAATGTTGTTTTAAGAGATTGTATATAATTTTCAACCTTAGGTAATGATGCCGTAGGTTGTCTAATACCTTCAATAACTGTTTCAAAATTACCC